ATCCGGGGGTGCCGGGGGTGGATGAGGCGGTCCTGTCGGTCCCGGCGCAGCGGCGTCCGGGGGTGTGGGATGCGGGGGTGCTGCTGGTGTGCGCGTTGTGGTGGGCTGGTCGTGATGATGCGCCGCGGGCGTCTGTCGTCTGACTGTTTCCCGATGTTGCCGCTAGGGTTGCTGCCGTGCGGGGTGGTGTGTGGTTGCAGGTCGCGGGGCTGCTCCTGGTCGCCGTGGGCTTCGGTGTGCTCGCCGTGTGGGTGGGCCTGGTCGCCGGTGGGGTCGGGCTGATCCTGCTGGGCACCTCCGCTGAGCTGCAGGACGCCACCTGATGGGCCTCGCGGGGCTGTTCACCATCAACCGGGAACCCGGCGGCCGCCCGCAGGGCGCGAACAGCCTCGGCGGGTTCATGTCGTGGCCGGGGCTGGAGGCGTGGGCCTCCACCCAACCGGCGCCGACCAGGGATGAGGCCCTGTCCCTGCCCGGCATCGGCCGCGGTGTGGAGATCATGCAGGCCATCGTCGGCAGCCTCCGCCCTGCGCCGGTGCGTGGGGAGTGGTTCACCGACCGGGTGAACGAGGTTCTGGACATCCCCACGGTGCTGCGGGACCCGGACCCGGCCGGCCTCGGAGCCGCGAAGTGGCACGCCGACGTGGTGGCGGACCTGATGCTCGTTGGGAACGCGGTGGGGGACATGCGGGCGCGGCACGTCGACGGGGTCCCCGCGTCGGTGCCGCTGTGGGAACCGGAACGGGTCGGGTACGACCGGGACCGGTCCACCGGGCTGCACATGTACCGGGTTCTGACGGAGGCCGGTGGCACCATCGCCCTGGACCCGGCCGATGTGTGGCACGCCGCCGTGGGCGGCAGGTCTGGGCAGCGGTTCGGCACCGGGCTGCTGCACCAGTTCGCGCAGCAGCTGCGGATCATGCTCGCGGTGGAGTCGGCGCAGCACGTCATCATGCGTTCCGGGCAGCCGGTGGGGGTGCTGTCGGTGGACGCCGACATGATGCCCGACGAGCTGCGGGACGCGAAGCGGGCGTTCATCGAGGGTGTGCAGGCGGACGGCATCGCGGCTCTGGTGAAGGCGAAGTTCGAGCCGGTGTCGTGGAACGCGCAGGACCTCGCCCTCGTCCCGGCGCGGGAGTACAACCTGCGCGCGGCGGCCCTCATCGTGGGGGTCCCCGGCTACATGCTCGGTGTCCCGGCCACGACCCGCGTCTACAGCAACGTGGAGTCGGAGTGGCGCAGCTTCGTGTCGTTGACGGTGAACAGGTATGTCCGCGCGATCGAGGACGCCTGGTCCAGACCGTTCCCCCGCCACACCAGCATCCGGTACGGCGTCGATGAGTTGTTCCGGCCGGAGGCTGAGGCGCGGTGGCGGACCTACACGCTGCAGGCGCAGCTCGGCGCGACGAGCGTGGAGGAGATCCGGCAGGCGGAGCGGATGGGGCCGCCGCTGGGCACCGCCTACCCGACCGGGTACGCCGGGCGCACCCCGAAGGAGGAGCCAGATGACGACCGCGACGCTTGAGCGGGTGTGCCGGTTGCCGCTGACGCAGCTGTCCGCGCTCGACGACACCAGGACCCGCCTCGCCGGCACCGCCACCATGTACGGGCACCGTGTCGCCCGCGGCCCTGGCATGGCGCTGCAGATCGAGGCGGGGGCGTTCACCGCCGCGATGCGGGACCCTGGCCGGGTGAAGCTGCTGTGGCAGCACGACGTGGCCGCCATCATCGGGCACCTGTCCCGCATGTGGGACGAGGACGACCCTGCGCGGCTCCAGGTGGAGGCCCGGATCAACCCGAGCCCGGCGGTCCCCGAGGCTCGCCGGTTCGTCGCGAACTACGAGCACGGCGACATCGCGGAGCTGTCCGTGGGGTTCGAGTGGTTGAAGTGGGAGCTGCTGGAGGAGCAGGACGACGACGGGGACCGGGTGACGGTGGTTCGGGTGTTGAAGGCGCGGCTGCTGGAGGTGTCGGCGGTGACGTTCGGTGCGATGGGTGCGGCGGCGTCGGTCAGCGAGGTCCTGAAGCCGGGCGGGTCGCGGAGCGTCCTGGCGGCGGAGGCGGCGCGCCTGCGTGCCCGGATGCACGCCGCGAACCACTGACAGGCGCTACGCTGCCCGGTGAGACCAGCGTCCCGCCCAGGCGGTTCGCAAAGGGGCCCCCGCACCTGTCAAAGGTGCCCCCGCCCCGGCGAACGGTGAAGGGGTCCCGCGCGGTGAGGTGACCGAACCCACACACGCGAAGGAACCACCGCCATGTCCATGAGCCTGATCAAGAAGCTCCGCGCCCAGCGGGACGACCTGAAGACCGGCACCATCACCCCCCTCCTGACCCTGATGGAGGGCGGGGACCCCCTGACCGACGCGCAGCGGGACGCCCTGACCACCGCCGACGGCGAGGTGCAGCGCCTCGATGCGCAGATCGACTCCCTCACCGGGCTGCAGTCCCGGTGGCTGGAGGCCGCCGCCCGCGACGCCGAGCTCGACCGGAAGGCGGAGCACGTCGCCACCGGCCTCACCACCAGCACCCCACGCCCCGACGAGCGGGTCCCGTCGTTCTCGCAGGCCGCAGCCGAGGAGATCGTGAAGCTCGGCGGCACCGGCAGCCTCACCCTGCCCCGCGCCGCGCTGTCCGTCATCGACAACCGCGACGCCGGCGGCCGGCCGCTGGTCCGCGCCACCCGGGTCCGGGACACCGCCGAACCGGCGACGTCCACCCCGCTCCTGGACGCCACCGCGAAGCAGCCCGTCGACTCCGACGACTACGAGTGGGAGGAATGGGGCCTCATCCCCGTGGCCGGTGACGTGGCCGCGGCGGAGGGCACCGTGAAGCCGGAGGCGGAGGACGGGTACACCATCCGGCAGGGTGTCCTCGGCCTCGTCGCGCACCACATCGGCGTCAGCCGCCGGGCGCTGCAGGACCGCGCCGGGCTGCAGGCGAAGATTGAGAACCGGCTGCTGCGTGGTGTGGACCTGCGTGCGGAGGCGAGGGCCGCCGCCGCCCTCGTCGCCGGGACGTACGACACCGCCGACCACGCCGATGGGCTCCTGCAGGCAATCCGCATCGCCATGGCGATGGTGCAGGACAAGGGCTTCACCCCCACCACCCTGGTCATCAACCCACTCGACCAGGCGTACATCGACATCGGGCTGCTGAACCTGTCCCCCGGCCCCGGCGCACTCGCCGGCCGCTCCATCTGGCAGCTGCCGTCGATCGTGGCCACCAGCAAGGTCCCGAGCGGGACCGCGTACGTGGGGAACATCTTCGACGCGATGCTCACCACCTACCGCGCGGATTCGCAGCTCTACATGACCGACAGCCACGCGGACGAGTTCACGCGGAACCGTGTCCGGATCCTCGCGGAGCAGCGGGTGTCGGTGAACCTGCAGCAGCCGAACGCGGTCGTGAAGGCCGAGGTCGCGACCCCTTGACGCCGGGCGGGACCGTCAGCGGTCCCCCGCCGGCCCCCGCAGCACCCAAGAGCCGGCGCAAGAAGGAGGTCCCGTCATGACGGCCCTCGTTGACGTCGACCGGCTGCGGGACACCCTCGCCCTGGACCCCGACCTCGTCCCGGATGAGGTGCTGGCCGAGGTGGTGGCGGCGGTGGAGGGCACGCTGCTGCCGCGGCTGTCCGACCCGGCGCACGCCACCGCGGCCGCGGTCCGGGAGGCCGCGTTGGGGATGTGTGTGCAGGTGTGGCAGGCACGGCACGCCCCCGGCGGTCAGATGGTCGGCGGGGACCTCGGCACCATCGTCGCCCCCCACCTCCTCGGGCCGGGCCTGGTGGCCCGGTTCGGGGGGCTCCTGGCGCCGTACTTGCGGCACGGCGGGGCGGTGATCGCGTGACACCGCCCACCACCCTCGCCCGGCAGCACGTCGCCGCAGCCCTCACCGGCCTCGGTGTCCCGGTGCACCCCGAACCCCCCGAAACCGTCGCCGGGGTGTGCATCGTCCTGGTCCCTGGGGAGCCGTGGGCCGTCCGCCGCGGCCTCGCCGGGTCGTGGACGGTCGTGGTCGACGTCGTGATCCTCGTCCCCATCCAGGGCGGGCGGACCATGCTCGCCCGGCTCGAATCCCTCGCCCACGCCGCCGCCGCCGTGCCTGCGCTGCGCCGGCCTGTCGGGGTCCCCGACCTGCCGCAGGTGCAGCGCCAGCAGTGGGGGCAAGGAGAGTACCTCGCGGCCACCATCCCCACCGTCGTCCACATCCGAGAGGAAGAAGAATGAGCGCTGTCCCGTTCGGCCCTGGAACCGTCACCTTCACCTGGCCCGGCGGCGGCGCCGCGGAGCACTACGAATGCGAGGTCACCGGCGGCGCGGTCACCCACTCGTACGAGGACGTCGACCAGGCGACCCGCCTCTGCGACACGGTGAAGCGGCCCCCGAGGAAGGTCCGCGCCGGCGACGGCATCAAGCTGTCCCTGGCCACCAGCCTCGACGCGGACGGCCTCTACGCCCGCCTGCAGGAGCACGACCTGGAAACGGTGGAGATCGAGTTCGTCCCGAACACCGCCGCCGGGGCCGGGTGGGCCGGGACCGTGGTGGCGCAGCTGCCGTCGGAGGTGTCCGCCAGCGAATGGGGGGCCGACCTGGACGCGGAGATCG